GGACTCATCTCTGGGGCGATGCTGACCGACTGGTACTTGGTCGGGCAGTGGATGGATGACGAAGGAGAGACGGGATCAATACTCATCTCTCCGGAGAACGCCACTGCGCAAAGGAGTCTTGGTCTAGTCCATCTGGCGAGCATCGTTCTTGACGAGGAGGTCCGAGCGTGGATCAGAGGAGAGGATGAATGAGTGGCTGAGCAGCTGCCGTGGATGAAGGACGCGAGCCGAGGCGCGTATGTCGAGCACTTGCGTGCTATCCGTGTCACCGACCGAGCTATGGCAGTTGTCCTCCGGGATGCTGCGGCGGACGCAGAACGGCTCATTGTTCGGACGCTCTCAGACCCAGCGAACGTCTCGCAGACAGTGCGACGAGCGCAGTACCAACAGAGCATCCTTGCGCTTCGCGAAGCACAGGCAGAGCTGTGGGGCGAGGTCACACGAGCGACCCAGAGCGGGATCACGAGAGCTACCGTTGCGGCATCACAGAGCCAAGCGGAGATGTTGAATGTTTTGCTTCGGGCAGTCGATGAGAATGCGCTGGGCGGACCGACTCAGGCACGGTTCCTCCTGGACTCAATGAGCACGGCGGCGAAGGCTGCCACCGAGGATGTACGCAGTCGGCTTGTGAACAACATCCAGCTATCCGATCAAGTGTACAAATCAAGAGCACTCTCAGATGGCTGGGTTGAGCGGACCGTGAACCGAGGGATTGCTGGGCAGAAGAGTGCGAAGGAGATTGCGAAGAGCGTGCGACATCTCATCCGTCCGGACACTCCAGGAGGAGTCTCATATGCAGCCAATAGACTCGCAAGGACGGAGATCAACAATGCCTTCCATGCGACAGAGATACGTCAGGGGATGGAGCTTCCCTGGGTGGAAGCGTACCAATGGGAGCTATCCGGCAGTCACCCTCGCACAGACGAGTGTGATGACTTTGCGGAGCTGGATGATGGTCTAGGTCCTGGAGTTTGGGCAAAGGGCGATGTCCCAGCCAAGCCGCACCCTATGTGTCTCTGTTGGATTTCAGCGGTGACGGTGCAACCAAATGAGTTCAACTCTCGGCTACTCAGCGGGAACTATGATGGTTGGTTGCAAAGCAAAGGCATGATGGGCATCCAAGCTGTCGCTTGAGGACAAGGAGGTGGTCACTAGCTAGTATCTGGTCAGCAGGCTAGACTCGCGAACAGACCGATGGAGGTCGAGATGGTGTCCCAGAGGGCGCATCGAATGAAGGACGAACCCTTGAAGACTCGCTGGATCAATGGCAAGCCTGTCGTGCAGGATGTGGATGGACGTATGTTCGCAATCCCTGCCGGTGGAGCCGTTGACGACGAAGGGGCCAGTGGCTCCGGGAGCGGTGAGTTGGATGATGAAGGAGCCAGTGGCTCTGACGACAAGGGTGGGAGCGACGGTGATACCGTCTCTCGTGCGGAGTATGATCAGGCTCTAGAGCGGATGCGTTCTGCAGACCGCGCCAAGAACCAGAAGGACACGGAGCTCACCGAGCTTCGTACTTTCAAGAAGGAGATGGAAGACAAGGACCGCAGCGAGACTGATAAGCTGACGAGCGACCGCGACGAAGCTGCGAAGCAAGCAGAGGAGTCGATGGGACGAGCGGCAGCGGCTGAAATGAAGCTCGCGATGGTCCTTGCCAACGGCAAGCGTGACAAGCCGTTCCGGGACTCCGAGGATGTGTTGCGTTGGGTTGATGTCAGTGACGTCACCGATGATGACGCGAAGCTTGATGAGAAGGCGCTCAAGGCGACTCTCGACAAGTTGGCCGAGGAGAAGCCATACCTGCTCGCTGAAACCTCTGGTGAGGAGGAGGAAGAAGAAGGCAAGCCTGGTCCATCTGGTACTTCGCAGAACAAGGACAAGAACAAGGGCAAGGGCATCGACAAGGACGCTCTCGCTCGCAAGTACCCAGCCCTGAGAGGGCGCTGAGGTACACAACCAATGAAATGAGGTGACCCCTTGGGACGCTATGACAAGTATGACCCCAAGGCCGGTGGCTTCCGCGCTCCTCTGGCTGCTGACTTTGCCGTCGGCAACATCAAGACTGTCTTTGGTGTTGGACTCGACGCGAATGGTCGAGTAGTTATGGGTGCCGGGAACAGCGGCATTGTGGGCGTCCTCGTGTTGACCCAGGCCAAGAGCGCTGGCGACATCGTGGACGTCATGACCAACGGCGAGATCACGGATGCGGCCCTTGTGGCCGGAACCGCGTACTACGCCGCAACCGCAGATGGAGTTCTTGGGACTACTGCTCCCGCCGCAGGGGACAACGCTGTGCGCGTTGGTCATACGGTGGAGGCCGACCGTCTCGTGATCCGAGTTCAGGAGGTACAGGGATGACATCCTTCATTCTTGGTAAGGAGTCGCGTGAGCGTCTCCTCCTGCCTGGACATGCGTACTCTGGAACGGCAGCCGAGGGCCACGAGCTCATCGCGCTCCGTTCCTTGGGCATCATGCCCATCCCTGCCGGTGGTGCTACCGGATACAACACGGAGGGTGATGTTCTCACTCAGACCGTGGATGGCCGTAACCTCAATGACGTCTGGGCAGAGTTCCAGGCGACGCTGGGGATGCACAACGAAGCGCGCCAGCGTCTCATCGACCTGTTGACGTACAATGTCAGCGCTCCGGTTGAAGACGTTCCCATTGTTGGTTCTGAAGACTTTGAGGAGGCTTCGGAGTTCGGTGAGCCGAAGGGGATTGGAGCCGGTGGCTTCTGGTCCATGGGCTTTGGGTTCAAGTGGTATGACCTCGCCATCCGCTACACGTGGAAGTACCTCGCGGAAGCGACGGCGGCGCAGGTCGAGAGCCTGAACAACATGGCCATCGAAGCTGACAACCGACTCCTCTTCACCAAGGTTCTTCGGGCCATCTTCAACAACGAGACGCGGACTGCGGACATTCGTGGGACCGCGTACAACGTGTACCCGTTCTACAATGCGGATGCGGCAGCTGCGCCACCCGCATACAAGAACTACACATTCACCGACACGCACGATCACTACCTGACGTCTGGAGCCGCTACTGTTGATAGTGGCGACCTGGACACGATGGCGACCCAGCTCAAGCACCACGGACATGGCACGGCCGCGAACGGCGGTCAGCTCCTCCTGTTGGTGCCTGAGGACGGTGCTGAAGTCACTGCCATTCGTAGCTTCCGAGTTGCGACCGGCGATAGCTATGACTTCATCCCGGCTCAGGGTCAGTCTCCGTTCCTCTTGCCGACAAATACTGGGGGAGTTGCAGGCGGCGCTCAGCCTCCGGCAATCTACCAGGGCCTGTCGGTTGCAGGTAGGTACGGTCCATGGCTCGTGATTGAGGAGTCCTACATCCCGACCGGATACATGGTCGGGCTGGCCTCTGGCGGCGAGGTTTCTGCCGCCAACCCAGTGGGTGTCCGCGAGCATGCCAATCCTGGCCTTCGTGGGCTCCAGCTGGTGAAGGGTCGCAGCGATGACTACCCGCTGGTTGACTCGTTCTACCGGCGTGGGTTCGGTACGGGTGTCCGTCAGCGCGGCGCAGGCGTCGTGATGCAGGTCACCGCCAATGCGAGTTACGCCATCCCGGCTGACTACGCCTGATCCTGACCGGAGGACCGAAGCCGATGACCTCCTGCGGCTTCGGTCCTCCCCAGGGAGAGAGGAGAACCCATCATGAGCAAGAGTATCAAGGAGCTTCGCGAACGCGCGGAGTCCGGTGAGCTGACCGAGGCCGATGTGGTCTATCTCAAGGCGCGCGAAGGTGTGCCAACGTTTGATGTCCTTCGCAAGCTGGCTGATGATGCCGTCTTTGAGGACGAGGACGAACCGTATGCTGAGCTGAGCTATGCTGAGCTCAAGGATGAGTTGGATGTTCGCGAGGTCGAGTACAAGGGCAATGCGAGCGCAGATGACCTCCGCGCGCTCCTCATTGACGAGGACTGAGAATGGCTACCTCCGAGCAGGTGTCGCTTGTCCGAGCGTACACTGGAGAGCCAACCGAGGAGACGTGGACTGACGTTGCTCTCGGAGCGCTCATTGACGAGCTTGGGGCTGACTCAACGACCGCTCGCGTCTGGCGAGAGAAGCAAGCGCGATACTCCAAGCTTGTTGATGTCTCCGAGGCAGGAGCGAGCAGGAAGATGAGCCAAGCATTTGATCACGCAAAGACAATGGCCGCACATTGGGAGACCATTGCGGGCGAGGATGCGGCAATCGCGACGAGAGTCCACAAGATTGTAAGGACCTGAGATGGTGACCGACGTTGAGACTGAGGTCCATCAAGCGAACACGACTGCATGGATTGAGTCTGACCCGGTGGTCATCACTCTCACGCGCTCGGCTCTTGAGTCCGATGGGGCAGGAGGGTTCAAGCCAGCAGTACCGACTGCCCTCGCAGCTCAGACGTTCCGGATGGACCGTGCGTCAATGGCTGGTATCCGTCTCATCACTACCGAACAAGGTACTCAAGTCCCGGACTCCTTCCGCATCGTAGGCGAGCCTGGCGCGGATGTCATGGAGGGCGATGACTTTGAAGTTGACGGACGTCACTTCCAGGTCATCTTCGTCAGCAGCGACCGTTATGGACGGACTGCAGCTGAGGTTGAGTATCGTGGCTAGCGTCTCCTCTGGTATCTCGTGGACCGACCAAAGCCTGTTCAATAACTTGGACAAAGCTCCGGTGAAGTTTGGTGCTGCGATGTATGCCTTCACGGAGTATTGGTCTGGGGAGGTCCGTAAGGAAGCAAGGAACAATGCTCCCTGGACTGACCGGACCGGGAACGCTCGTCAAGGGCTCAACACCGCAACCGAGCACGGACCTACTACTCACTCCATCATCCTGTTCCATAGGATGCCATACGGCATCTGGCTAGAGGTCAGGAACAGCGGAGCATATGCAATCATCCTCCCCACCATCCGGACCAAGGGACGAGAGGTCATGGCAGGAGCCAAGGACCTGTTGAGGAAGATGAAATGATGGATTGGCGCACGTTTGTCTATGCTCGACTCCTCGCGGAGACTGACGTGACGGACCTTGTCCCGGCAGCGCGCATCTATGGGGCAGGCGCCATGACGGGCCATCCCGGAGCAGTTCCCTTCCTTGTCCTCCGGTTCGGACCGGACGAGAGCCGAGCGGGACGTGCCGCTCGTGAGGGCGAGTGTGCCGTATGGGCCCACGACGACCCAGGAAGCTACCTCCGTATCGATGAAGTGCTCGCGGCCGTTAGAGTGGCTCTCGACGCTCCGGTCAGTGAGGCAGGAGCGGTTGCCGTAGAGTGGCAGGGTATGTCAGGCGACCTCTCGGATGACCAACTCGACACTATCACCCGTAACGCAAGCTATCGGCTCACAGAGAGGAGCTACGCATGAAGCAGGCAACATATCGGGGCACAGCAGGTATTGCTCGCATCCGCGAGCAGGACTGGAAGGCCATCAACGTCTCCTCCAAGGAAGTGGTTTGGCACGGATATGGCGACACGCAGGAGGTCACCAACGAAGCTGCGGAACACCTCGCGGCGAAGGACGACCGATTTGAGATTGAGGGCAGCAAGGACTCTGTGTATGCTCAGCGTCTCGCTCGGAGTCCATCCGAGCAGACCAACCGCGCTCGTGTCGGCACTCGCGGCAATGTGAACCCGGTCGTGACCGAGACGAGCAACGGCAAGGAATGACCAATGATGAGCTCCGTTGTGACAACAAGCTTCACGGCATCCTCGTGAGGCCTGGAGTCATGGAGGTCCGTTGCAACTCTCGGTTCTGCGGTGCCGGGAGGGAAGCAGTTGTCCTCCATCACTTTGATGTGAGCAACGGGAAGCTCATCGACACTCAGAGGTTCAAGGAACCGCGACGCAAGGAGAGTAACAATGCCAACTGACGCACTTCCATATGGCGTTCGGGACATCAAGATCACTCCCATCGACGCCACCGGAGCATACGGGACCATGATTGACCTCCCAAATGCTCGCACGCTCAGCTTCGCGGAAGCGGAGGAGTTCAGCGACCTGCGAGGTGACGACCAGCTCATTGCCGTTCGTGGGATGGGTCCGGAAGTTACCTGGTCACTTGAGAGTGGGGGTATCTCACTCGACGCTTGGGCCGCTATCGGAGGCGGAACTGTCACCGAGACGGGCACCGCTCCAGACACGGTCAAGACCTTCGCGAAGGTCGGCACGGATGTGAGGCCGTACTTCCTCTTGGAGGGACAGGCCATCTCAGATAGCGGCGGTGACTTCCACGTTGTCATCTATCGTGCACGAGCAACGGACGACCTTGAAGGCGAGATGACCGATGGGGAGTTCTTGCTCACTGCTGGCGGCGGTCGCGCGCTACCTGATCCGAACAACGCGGACGCGCTGTATGACCTTGTCTGGAATGAGGCTGTGACGGACATCGTCGTGCCTGTCTGATAGCACAACCCATCGGAGTCCAAGGAGACCAGCATGGTTACTAGCTCAAGAGAATGGAAGGCCAAGAAGGCAGCAGAACTCAAGTTGCCTTCCGGCAATGTCGCGCTTGTCCGCAATCCCGGCATCCATCACTTCCTTCATATCGGTATCATTCCAGACCCAATGATGGCGATGGTTCAGAAGATGATCTCGGGGAAGCAGAAGGACTTTGACCCAGCCGATTTCATCAAGGATGAAGAGTCCTTGCTGACGACATTTGAGTTGTTCGACAAGGTCCTCGTTGAGGTCGTGGTCGAGCCGAAGGTCGTGATGCCTCCCAAGAAGGCAGAGGACCGAGACGACGAGACGCTGTATGCGGACGATGTTGACTTTGAGGACAAGGTATTCATCTTTCAGTTTGCGGTCGGTGGGACCAAAGACCTTGAGGAGTATCTTCAACGACAGAAGCAAGCTATGGACACTGTACAGCCAAGCGAAGGCGTGGACGGTCCGGCCAAGTGAGCTCCTTGACGTCCAAGACGGGTGGGCAGCATATTGCCTGGATAACGCGGTCTGGACGTTCGGAGAATGGATCATCTCAGAGCTAGACAAGGTCCCGGCGGCCAAGAAACAAGCGGCAACGAACAAGCGAAGGGAAGCGAAGCTCAAAGCGATACTCCAAGGGAAGCCGGAACTGGCGTTTGCGGACCCGGCAGCAAAGTTCAAGAAGACATAAGGCGGTGAGTCCGATTGGCTGAGTACAATCTCGGGAGCGCGAGAGGGAACATCGACCTTGATGCCTCTGGCGCCATCAGAGGACTCAAGGACGCCTCACGCGAGGCAGACACCTTCCAAGGGAAGCTCAAAGCCGCAGGCCCAGCCCTCAAGAAGGGCGGTGCTGCGATGATGGGCGGTGCTGTCGCCATTGGGGCAGGTCTTGGACTCGCGGTGAAGACTGCAGGTGGATTTGAGCAGTCGATGAACCGTGTGGGCGCGGTGTCCGGAGCGACTGGCGAGAGCTTCAATGGGCTATCGGACCTCGCGAAGGACCTGGGTCGGACAACGGCATTCAGCGCGAGCGAAGCTGCAGAGGGCATGTCCTTCCTTGCCATGGCCGGCTTTGATACGGATGAGATGCTGGCAGCGATGCCTGGGACGCTCCAGCTCGCGGCAGCAGGTCAACTGGAGCTAGCGGCGGCAGCTGACATTGCCTCCAACGTCCTCTCCGGTTATGGGATGGAAGCCGAGGACATCGGTCGCGTGAATGACGTCCTTGCGGCCGGTTCATCGAAGGCCAACACCGACGTAACGCAGCTTGGCGAGGCCATGAAGATGGTCGCTCCGGTTGCACAGGCCTCAGGTATCTCCTTTGAGGAGGCCACTGCTTCAATCGGCAAGCTATCTGACGCAGGTATCCAGGGAGGGATGGCCGGCACTACGCTGCGCGGGATCATCTCTCGTCTGGAGAACCCAACCGACAAGGCTGCTGGAGCGATTGAACGCTTGGGCGTCAAGACTCATGACTCAGAAGGCAACCTGCTGAGTATGACGGACATTGTCGGGAACTTTGAGGACGCTGGACTCAGCACGGCCGATGCAATGCAAATCTTCGGCCAGCGAGCCGGTCCAGGCATGATGGCTTTGACGAGCCAGGGAGCCGGTGCACTGGGCGAACTCACCACTGCAATGGAGGACTCCGGCGGGACTGCCAAGAGGATGGCGGACCGTCAGTTGGAAGGGCTCAATGGAGCTATGACCGAGCTCAAGAGCGCTTCGGAAGGTGCGCTCATCGCGATTGGCGAACAGCTGACGCCTGCCTTTGAGGTGATTGCTGATGCCGTCTCCAAGGTCGTGAGTTGGTTTGGTGGGCTCTCTGATAACACCATGAAGTTCGTTGCCATCGGAGCGGCGGTGACGGCAGGACTCCTCGCGCTCGGAGGTGCGCTGTTCCTGATACTTGGGTTCCTGCCAGCGATGATTGCCGGCTTCGGAGTCTTGATCGGGACAATCCTCCCCATCGTCCTCCCCATCGTTGCGGTCATTGCGGCTATTGCGGCTCTTGCTCTTGGCATCAAGTATCTCTGGGAGAACAGTCAGAAGTTCAGAGACATCGTGATGGCGGTCTGGGAAGGGATCAAGGTAGCGGTCGCGGCAGTGGTTGCTTGGTTCCAGGCAGAAGCTCTCCCGTACATCATGACCGTTTGGACTCAGATACAGGAGGTGTTCCGGGCAGCGGTTGATGCTATCACGGCTGTGTTCATATTCTTCAGGGACTTCGTTCAAGACCTCTGGGCGCGGTTTGGAGAGCACATCATCTCCGCAGCTCAGAACTTCCTTGGGTTCATCTCTGAGTTCTTCAGTAATACTTGGGAGAACATCAAGCAGGTTATTGACGCTGTCTTGCGGATCATCAAGGGCATCTTTGACGTCTTTGCGGGAGCATTCACCGGCGACTGGTCGCGGGTCTGGGAAGGCATCAAGGGTATCTTCGGAGGTATCTGGAATGCTATCTCCGCAATCTTCAGCCAGATACTTGATACCATCATCCTCATTGCTAAGACTGCCTGGACTGCTCTTGAGACAGCTATCGGAGCGGCGATGGCGGTCATCTCCGCAATCTGGGATGCTGCTTGGACCCGTATCAAGATGTTCTTCAGCTCAATCTGGGATGGGATCAAGGCGGCTCTCACTGCTGCTTGGGATTGGGTCAAGGACACTATCAGCGGAGGACTCGACTCCATCAAGAGCGGATGGGAGTCCGCTTGGAACTCCATCAAGGACTTCCTGAGTGATACTTGGGACTCCATCAAGGAGTCAGTGACTGATGCGATTGATAGCGTTGTTGATACAGTCACTGGGGTCAAGGACAGCATAATGGACGGCCTGTCCGGCATCGGGACTTGGCTGTACGATGCCGGCAAGGACCTGCTCCAAGGACTTATTGACGGGATTGGAGACATGGTTGGTGGCGCGGTGTCTGCCGTTGGCGATGCCGTAGGAAGTGTCATTGACGGAGCCATGGGCATGCTTGGGATGAGCTCTCCATCTAAGGTGTTCATGAAGATAGGCTCTGAGACGTTTGAAGGCTTCCGGCTTGGTATGGAGTCAATGGCACGAGACGTGGAGAGAGCGTCGAGCGCGACCGCTGGGGCAGCGATAGGTCCGGCTCGGGACGCGGCAGCTCTCGTGGGAGCCGGACCCACCGGAGGGAACAGCTACAGCGAGTCCTCATCTCGGTATGAGTTCCAAGGGGACATTGTCCTCCCGAACATCAATGATCGAAGCTCGGCTGACGACCTTCTGGATGGCCTGAGGCAAGCGGTCCGACAAGGAGTATGAGATGAGCATTCGCGCCGAAGCCACTAGCGCGCTTTCTATTGCCGAGGCCGACGCGGCAGCTGACGAGGCAGCGGCGCGTGACTCGTTGCGTGCAGCAGCGATTGAGTCTCTGCGGACAGTCCTCGCGACCTCCGATGGGACGCTGGCCGTTGCGTTGTCAACCTTGACGATTGAGTTGA